ACAAAGATCGAAAACTTCGGCGCGGGATACGACAACGGATCGGGTAACGAGGGGATCAAAATGTACCGTTACACGAATACGACGACGATCTCGACGAATATGAATAATTGGCCGCGGACCGGACTTAACGCGAAGCCGATTTGGCTGAAGCTCGCATACGACGGAACGAACATACTTCCGCAATTCAGCTTCAACGGGTCGCGATACAAAGACATTAAAGGATCGTACGCGAGAAGTGAGTTTCTCGGATCGCCGATTACAAGGATCGGTTACTATCTGCAAAGTCAGTCCGCCAACTCAAACGACATGCTTTATCTCGACATACTCGGGTGGGACATTAGCTAAACGTTATGGGCCTAAGAGGACCGGCGCCTGAGCCGACGGAGTCGAAGCTCGCGCGCGGCAATCCTGGGAAGCGCTCGCTCAAGAAAAGCGAGCCGCGGCCGAAGGTAAAGGCGCCGTACTGTCCGCCACACCTCGACTCGCTCGCCAAAAAGGAATGGCGTCGGCTCGTTCCGATCTTGCTTGAGATGCGAGTCTTGACGGAAGCCGACTATCTTTCGCTCGCGAATCTTTGTACGGCGACGGCGACGTTGATCCGCGCGCAAGAACAACTCGCGAAGACCGGAATCTTATTCAAGACGCCGTCGGGCTACATACAACAAAGTCCGCTCGTCGGTATCGTTAACGGTCAGATCGAAGTCGTAACTCGATTAGCTCGCGAATTCGGATTAACCCCGTCCGCGCGAACGCGCGTACACGTACAAGCCGAACAGAAGGCCGAACTATCGACGACGGCGAAGCTGCTCGCGCTTGTCGCGGCTCAGGCGGCGAAGCGTTGAGCGCGTCGCAACGACAAGGCCGGACCGATTCGCATCGATCGCAATAGTCCGCCTGAAAAAACATAGACCGCTGCAATTGTCGCATACATGGAAGGAATCTATTTCGACGCGAACATCGTCGCGTTAGCGCGAGTCTTCGCGCGGCAACTGAATCTAACGAGTTGTACGAAGAGCGGACAACCCGAACCGCTCGAACTGCTTCCGCATTCCTTAGCGCTCGTCGCGAATCTACTCGGCTGGAAACGGCCGGACGGCTCGCGGCTATATCGAAAAGCGTATTGGAGCGTTGCGCGCAAGAACGCGAAGACGCAAACGCTCGCGTTTCTAGCGCTGTTCATGCTGTTCTTGGACCCCGAACCGGAGCAAAGGATTTACGTCGCCGCGAAGGAAAGGGAGCAAGCCGGACTCTGTTTCGAGGCCGCGCTCGCGATGATCCGGACGAATCCGGAACTCGACGATCTTATCCGCGCGATTCCGTCGACGAAGACGCTTATCCATAAGGAAACTGGCTCGCGGATCAAAGCGCTATCGGCGGAAGGCCGCTCGAAGCATGGACTCAATCCGTCGATGGTGATCTTCGACGAGCTTCATTGTTGGACGGCCGCGCAGCAGGAGTTATACGACGCGCTTACGACAGGCTCGGGAGCAAGGCGCGAACCGCTGTTCTGCTTCATTACGACGGCCGGAACGGACGAGCAGTCCATCTGCTACCGCGAATACGAATACGCGAAGCGCGTCCGAAGCGGACAAGTCGTCGACGAGACGTATCTTCCGTTGATTTGGGAAGTACCGAAGGAATCGGACTGGACGGACGAGAAGAATTGGGATCTCGCGAATCCTGCGATCGACGTAATCGTAAATCGCGAAGAGTTGCGATCGGAATTTGCGAAAGCTCTCGCCGTTCCGTCGGAGCAAAACAAGTTTCGCCGCTTGAAGCTCAATCAATGGACGAATTCGGAAACGCAATGGATACCGCTCGCCGAATGGGACGCGTGTTTCGAGGAGTTCGTCGTTAATGCATGATCTAACGAAGCATGCCGCGTACGGTGGCCTTGATCTTGCGGCGACGCGCGATCTTACGAGCTTCGCTCTCGCGTGGCCGATCGACGAACTCGTCTATGTGCACGCGTGGTTTTGGATACCGAAGGAAGGCCTCGCGGAGCGTTGCCACCGCGACAACGTCACTTACGATCGATGGGCCGACGACGGCTTGATCGAATTGACACCGGGGCCGGTTACCGATTGGCGATACGTTACCGATCGGATCAAGCAGATCTCGACGACGTACGACGTCCGCGAGATCGCCTTCGATCGCGCGGGGGCTCGCGATACCGTCGCCGATCTCAACGAGGACGGCTTAACGACGGTCGACCACGGTCAAGGCTTTCTGTCGATGAGCGCTCCGACAAAGCGGCTCGAAGAGTTAGTTCTTTCGCGGAAGCTTCGGCATAACGGCCACCCGATTCTGCGGTGGAATCTCGACTGCGTAACGGTCGACGCCGACGCGGCCGGAAATATCAAGCCGGTAAAGCCGAAGCGGCTTATGTCCTCGAAGCGGATCGACGGCGTTGTCGCGTTGATTATGGCGATCTCGCGCGCAATGTTGCAGACGAATGACCAACCTCAAGTGTGGAGTTTAGGGTGATTGAAACATTAGGATCTTTGACGCGCGCGGCCGGACTCGATATTTACGAAGTCCGCGCGACGGAAGCAACAAGCGAGGAAGCCGCGCTAAAGGCCTTACAAGGCTTCGGCGCGACAGATACGGGGATTGTTGTCAACGAGCGGAACGCGCTCGCGTATATGCCTGTTCTAGCCTGTACGCGGGTCATTTCGGAAACTCTCGCGTCCATGCCCTGCAAGCTATTCGCGGAAGATATCGACGGCTCGTCCGTCGCGAAAGCGCATTATCTCTATTCGATCTTGCACGACGAGCCGAATCCGGAAATGAGCGCGTTTCAATTCTGGGAAGCCGTCGCCGTCCAACTGTGCTTGTTCAACGTCGCGTACGCGGAGATCGAATGGAGTAAGGCCGGACGCGTTAAAGCGCTGTGGCCGTTGCTTCCGGATCGGACGACGCCGCGGCGGATTCGTACACAACTCGTCTTCGATTACATTCGCGAGGACGGTACGGCCGTCACGCTCAGCTCCGACGATGTCTTATACATCCCTGGATGTCTCTCGACGTCCGGCCTCGAAACACAGTCGTTAATCAAGTACGCTCGCGAGGCGATCGGCTTAGGCCTGGCGCCGCAAAAGTACGCGTCAAACTTCTACAAAAACAACGCGAGGCCGGGAATGTATCTCGCGTTTCCAGGCGTCTTGACGCGAGAGACGCGGCAACAAATAGCGGCTTCCTGGAACGACATTCACGCCGGAATTCAAGGGGCAGGTAGGACAGGAGTTGTCGAAGGTGGCGGCGAGTTGAAAGTCCCTGGCGTATCGCAAGTCGACGCCGAATTTTCGCAAACGCGCGCGGATCAATTGCTCGAAGTGTGCCGCGTGTATCGAATGCCACCGCATATGATCGCGGATCTCTCGCATGCGACTTACTCGAATATCGAGCACTCGGATATGTCCTTCGCGAAACATACGATGCTGCCTTACGCGAAGCGTTGCGAGTCGCAAGTCAACAGGAAGCTCGTCGGCGTCGGCACTGGCTATTACTGTGAATTCTCAATGGACGCGCTAATGAGAGGCGATCTCTTGAGTCGTACGGAAGCAAGCGCGCGAGGCGTTCAAAGCGGCTTGTTGACTCCGAACGAAGGCCGCGCGTTAGAGAATCGGCCGCGCTTGAAAGGCGGCGACTCGCTCATGATCCAATCCGCGACGGTGCCGATCGAACTCGCCGGAAAGATTCAGCCGCAACAGCCGGCCCCTGACAACAAGAAAAAGGAAGATACAAAAGACAATGGCAACGGATAACTTCGCGCAACAGGCAACCGCGCTCAATTCACCGTCCGCGCGAGCCGCGGCGGTTACGACGAGCAACTCCGTCGATCTATCGGAAATAACGCGCGCTCTCTATATCGGTGGCGCAGGAGACGTAAAAGTCGACATCGGCGGAACGGCGATTACTTTCGTCGGCGTCGCGGCCGGATCGCTTTTACCGATCCGCGTTACGCGTGTCTATGCAACCGGAACGACGGCGACGTCTATCGTCGCTCTTTACTAAAGCGGGTTCGAAACAATGCTCGATCTCTCTATCGGCCTCGCGCTTACGCGGCGGACGGCCTTCGGTGGTAGCGGAAGCTCGTCTAATCTGCTGCATTCGCCGTACGATCTAACCGGCGCGACGAACGACGCGGGCGTCGTCAATCAGTGGAACCGTAAGGGGATAACGATCGCGGCAAACGCGAGCGATCCGCAAGCCGGATCGACGGCGACGCAACTTACCGTTGCGAACGCTTCTTATTTTCCGTACGTCGAGCAATTTACGACGGACGCCGCGGCGATCGCGGCCGGACCCGTTACGCTCTCGATCTATGCGAAGGCGTCCGGTATCGACGGAATCGAGATATTAGGCGATTACGCGAATATTCTCGTAAATCTCAATACGGGAGCAATTACCGATTACAACGGGGACGGAAACGTCTCGGCGACGGCCGTATCGCAAGGAAGCGGATGGTATCTGATCACCGCGACGTCGTACGGAGCGGGTGTCGCGTCGTCGAGCTTCCGGATCTATGTGCTGCAAGCGAACGGCGCGCAGCCTTCCGGAACGGGCGGCTCAATTCTGATATGGCATCCGTCGGTAACGCGGACGGGTACCGTATGGCAATCAATGACGGCCAATTGGTCGACCTATACAAATTCCTGGGAGTCTTACGCATGATTACGATGGAACGTCGCACGATCGACGCCGAATTGCGAGCCGCGGCCGACGAGCCGAAGATAAGCGGATACTCGATCCGTTTCGATTCCTGGTCCGAAGATCTCGGCGGATTCCGCGAGCGGATCGCGCCTGATGCCGATATTCAATACTCGGACGTCGTCGCCAAGTTTAACCACGATTCCAACTTCGTTATCGGCCGTCTCTCGTCCGGTACGCTCAAGCTTACGCGCGATGAGAAAGGCGTCCTCATGGAAGCGATGCCACCCTCGACGACTTGGGCGAACGACTTGCTCGTCTCAATGCGACGCGGAGACATTAAGCATCAAAGCTTCGAGTTCCGACTCGCCGATCGCAAGTCCGGTCAGATATGGGAAGAGAAGGACGGCGTCCTCTATCGGACGCTAACGAAGATCATCATCTCTGATGTGTCGGTGGTAACAAACCCCGCATATCAAAGCACTAACGCTCAAGTGCGATCAATGAGCGACATTCTCGCGGATCGAGACGCGATCGACGACGTTTTGTCGGCGGCGCCTGTCTTCGACGAAGCGCGTTTAAACGTGCTGCGGCGTCGATTGGATTTATCCGCGCGCTTGTAAATTTCAACTCCAAATCAAAACTACTGCCGCGAGGCAGGAGGGAAAGCAAACAATGCATACTCTTGAACTCCGTCGACGGCGCGCTGCGCTCGTCGAACAGGCGCGCGAACTGCTCACCGTAGCAGGCAACGAAAAGCGCGACTTGAACTCCGAAGAAAACACGAAGTACGACAAGATTATGTCGGACGTCGATTCGCTCAAAGTGCAGATCGATCGCGAAGAGCGTCAGTCGAGCCTTGAGAGCGAATTGCGCGAGAGCGTTCGCGAGCCGAATCGTCCGGCCGTCAATGAGAATCGTAAAAGCGGAAACGTCGCCGACTCCGAAGAGTATCGCGACGCGTTCGTTTCTTACTTGCGATTCGGCCTGTCCGATTTGACGAGCGAACAGCGCTCCGTATTGGGCGAAGGCTTCCAGCGAAGCGCGCAGAGCGTCGGCACAGGCGCCGCGGGTGGCTATACCATCCCGCAGGGCTTTAACAACGCTCTCGAAGTCGCGATGAAGGCTTACTCGTCCGTCGAGTCCGTCGCCGCGGGAATGGATACTACTTCCGGTAATGACATTCCGTGGCCGACGATCAATGACACCACGAACACCGGCCGACTGATTACCGAATCGACGGCCGCGACGAATACCGAAGTAACTTTCGGATCGGTAACGATGAAGGCCTTTTACTTCTCGTCCGACTCGATTCTCGTCCCGTTCGAACTGCTGCAGGACAACGACGTTAATCTTGAGTCGGTTCTCGGCGAGCTACTCGGCGAGAGACTGGGCCGCGTAAAGAACACCTACTTTACGACCGGCACCGGCACCTCGCAGCCGAAAGGCGTTGTCGCGGAGTCGACTCTCGGCGTAACGGCCGCGTCGGCAACCGCCATCACGTACAACGAGTTGCTCGACTTGCAGCACAGCGTTGATCCCGCTTACCGCGCAAACGCGCGCTATATGTTCGCGGATTCAACGTTGAAAGCGATCAAAAAGCTCGCGGACTCTCAGGGTCGGCCGCTCTGGCTGGCCGGTACTGCGGTAAAGGAACCGGATACGATCAACGGTTACGCTTACACCATCAATCAGGATATGAGCGCGATCGCGACCGGTGTTAAGAGCGTCCTCTTCGGCGACTTCAAGAAGTACAAAGTACGTCGCGTAAAGGGAACGCAATTGTTCCGGATCTCGGAGAAGTACGTCGAGAATCGGCAAGTCGCATTCGTAGCGTATGTGCGCGCGGACGGCAGAGCCGTCAACGCCGGTACGAACCCGATTAAGCATCTCATCCAGGCTTAATCCGAAAGCCTTCCTTGTGAAGCAACAAAGGGGCGCGAGGCCTTCGCGCTTTGCGCCCCGCTTTTTTACTTGGGATCCACTTATGAAAATTGAATTTCTCGAAGCAATAAGCGGCCCGACTTGGGGCGCGCGTCCTGGCGAGGTCCTCGACGTCGAAGGCGGCGAAGCGATCCGCCTCATTAACGCGGGAATTGCGAAGGCCGTCGAGATTCCGACGTCGGACGACGCCGAAGAGAGCGAAGCCGAACAGCCGGCCCCTGCCGAAGAGATCGAAGTCGCCGTCGTTCCGCAACAAGAAACAGCCGTTACGCCGCGGAAAGTGGCGAAGCCGCGGAAGTCAAGATGAGATACGCATCAAAGCAACTCGTCGAGGCGCCAGAAAACGACGCCGTCTCGCTCGACGAAGTTAAAGCATATCGGCGCGTCGGCTCGACGACGATACACGACGATATATTGACGGCTTGCTTATCGGCCGCGATCGAGCATACAGAGACAGCTTGCGCGCGCGCTCTCATCTCGCAAAAGTGGGATATATTCTTCGACGCGTTTTGCGGATCGACGATCGAGCTTCCGCTCGGGCGGCTGCTCGGCGTTTTAGAGTTCGAGATTAGCCTCGCGGACGGCTCGACGATTAGCTATACGACGGACGAAGACGGCGAGAATCTTCTCGACGAAGACGGAGCGACGATCGCGCATATCGACAAGTCGGCCGACGTCGGAGGACGGATCGTCCTCGCATTCGGCCGCGTATGGCCGACGGCGATCTTGAGGACGAGCCGCGCGATCCGCGTCCGGATTCAAGTCGGATACGGCGAAGCGGCGTCGGATGTGCCGTCGAATCTCAAGGCGTACATTCAACTGTTCTGCGGCGATCTCTTCGAGCATCGCGAAACGATCGAGACAGGACTAGGGCAAACCCTTCTTGAGTTGCCTATCGCAAAGTACCTGCTCGCGAATCACAGGATCTATTAAATTGCCTCGCGTATCTTGCATTATGGTCACCCGCGGCCGTCCGGCCTTCGCCGCGGAAGCTCTCGATTGTTACCGCTCGCAAACGTACGACGATCGCGAGTTGATTGTTGTCGACGACGCCGACGAGCCGTCCTTTCCAAACAAGCCGCTTGAGAAGTGCGTTTATATCCGCATGAATGAGCGATGGACGATCGGCGCGAAGCGAAACCTCGCTTGCGAGTTCGCGACAGGCGACTTTATTGCTCATTTCGACGATGACGACTATTCGGCGCCCGATCGGATCGAAGACCAGCTCGCGCGGCTCGTCGCCGACGATCGGCTTCGAATGATCGGCTACAACGGGATGATATTCGCGGAACACGACGGAGCGAAGGCTTACAAGTACCGCGGCGGCGCTGTTATCGGCGCGTCGCTATTCTATAGCCGGTCGTTTTGGAAAGAGAATCGTTTTCCGGATCTCCAAATCGGCGAAGACGGCCACCTGATCGGTATCGCCGCGCGCTCTGGAGCGCTCTCGTTTAGCGACGCCTGGGACGTTCTCCGTAATCAGCCGCTAATGATCTCTTGGCTTCACGCGAAGCACACGACGGAGCGGAACATCGTTCCGGACGAAAACAATTGGCGCGTGTGCGCGAGGCCGGAACAGGCGACGGATATTTTCGGCCGGAAGGTATACCGATGAATGCGGGACAACTCGATCAATTCGTAACGATTCAAAGCGCGACGTACTCGAAGTCGGCAACAGGCGAGGACGTCCAGACGTGGACGGACGTCGTCTCTCTATGGGCCGCTTGTCGCATGCGCGTCGGTAAAGGCCGCGAGCGCTTTGCGGCCGGACGCGATACGTCGGAGCAATGGATCGACGTCGAGATCCGCGCGTATCCAGGCCTCGCGGCCGATATGCGCGTGCTATGGACGTCTCAGCTAT